ACGTTAATTTCTGCTTCTAAGTTGAAAGCATTAGCATTTGACGATCCTATTTCACAAAGTAAAGGACTTGACATATATGAGAAACCAAAGGACAAGTCTGAATACCTTCTTACTGTTGATGTTAGTAGGGGTATTGGTGGAGATTATAGTGCTTTTATTGTTTTTGACATTACAACAGTTCCCTACAGGGTAGTAGGAAAGTATAGAAATAATGAAATCAAACCCATGTTGTTCCCTAACGTTATTAATGACGTTGCCAGAGCATATAATAATGCATGGGTTCTATGTGAAGTGAATGACGTTGGAGATTCGGTAGCATCTGTTCTTAACTATGATCTAGAATATCCAAACGTCCTTATGTGTGCTATGAGAGGACGTGCTGGTCAGATTGTTGGACAGGGATTCTCTGGTAACAAGACACAACTAGGTGTTAAGATGAGTGTTACTGTAAAGAAAGTTGGATGTGCTAACCTCAAACAGATTATTGAAGATGACAAACTCACTTTCAATGACTATGAAATTATTAATGAACTTACCACGTTCATTCAGAAGAAACAATCCTTTGAAGCTGATGAAGGATTCCATGATGACTTGGTAATGTGTATGGTTATCTTTGCGTGGTTAGTACAGCAAGATTATTTTAAAGAACTAACAGACAATGATGTTCGTCAACGCATTTATCAAGAACAGAAAAATCAAATTGAACAGGACATGGCACCATTCGGATTTATTACAACAGGATTAGAAGGAGATGAAGGATTCGTTACTGATGGTGCCGTGTGGTATGGTGATACACAAGAAGATGTTGGTTACATGTGGGATTACAGATAATGAATTTAGATGATCAATTTAAACTTGAACATCTACTCCTGAAAGAAAGGAAATGTAGGACATGCAATAAAACTAAAAGTTTGTTAGATGATTACTATTTGATAAGGAGAGTAAGGGGAGATCTTCCTTCATCATACTCATATGAATGTAAAAATTGCACGATAGATCGTGTACTGAAGACAAGACAAAAAGGTAGACCTGTAACAGATCTATATCCAGACTGGTAGTGTGTTCATGCATTGTTTCCCCACTCAAGACATTCAAAAATCTAAATAGTTTTAGATTAAATTTGGACATACCAAGGAGAAAAATATGGCAAGTCAAGTCTCGCCTGGAGTAATGATCAAAGAGCGTGACCTTACCAATGCTGTTGTGACGGGTGTTCTGCAGATTCGTGCTGCTCACGCCTCATCTTTTACTAAGGGACCGATCGGTGATATCGTAAATATCAATTCACAAAAAGAACTAATTTCTGTATTCGGAACGCCAAACGAAGACAATTCAGAAGATTGGTTGGTTGCTAACGAGTTTCTGAACTATGGCGGTAGACTCGCTGTTGTTCGTGCTGCTAGCACTGGACTTCTAAACGCAACTACTGGCAGTGGTGTACTGATCGCCAATGACTTGCAATGGCAAGCTGGTGCTGGCACCTCAGAAACTTTTGCTGCACGTACAGCAGGAGTACACGGAAACTCTTTGATGGGAGTTTTGGTTGACGCAGGTCCCGATTACATTTTGGATCTCGCAACTGCACCTGCTAATGTAACAATCGCTGTTGGTGATTCCCTAGCATTCAGTAACGGAACAACTGCTACAGTTGTAGCAGGAACACAAAATGCACTAGTTGTCAAGGCAAGCGCAGCATTGACATCCGCAGCAACACTAACTGATGGTGGAGCAACAGTTGCTCTGACATCTGTAAAAGACTGGTATCTAAACACCGAAGTTGGTTCTACTGGAGTCAGACTTAGTGACATCGGTCCTCGTCCTGTATCCACACAACATGCTTTGGATAATGGCATTTCTGGTGATGCTCTACACTTTGCAGTTATTGATACCACTGGTGCAGTTACTGGTACTGCAAATACTATCGTAGAGAAGTTCACCTTCCTCAGTAAACTGACTGATGCTACTAGCGAAGAGAACGCTAACATCTATTATAAGTCAGTTATCAACAGCATCTCAACTCAGTTGTTCCATGGAACATCGGTTTCCACAAATGCTAACATGACTGGCGAAGCGTGGGATCAAGCAACTGCTTCAGTATCTGGAGCAATGGCAAGAGTAGGTGCTGAATCTGGTCAACTACAAAATGGTGCTGATGGCAGTGGTTATACCTCTGGTCAGTTTGCAGCTGCAATGGATCTCTTCGTTGACACAGAAGAAACTGATATCGACTTCGTTCTCATGGGTGGATCCATGTCAACTAAGAGCGATACTCAAGCAAAAGCAACAAAAGTAATTGCAATTGCTGCAGGAAGAAAAGATTGCATCGCATTTGTTTCTCCTTTCAAAGGAGACCAAATTGCAAGCACTGGTGGTAATTCACTAACATCAATTCAGCAGAAAGAAAATACTCTGGACTTCTTCAGTGGTTTGACTTCTACTTCTTATGCTGTATTTGATAGCGGTTACAAGTATGTCTATGATCGTTTCAGCGACAAGTATCGTTACATCCCTTGCAATGGAGACACTGCAGGTCTATGTGTAGCTACTTCTAACGTACAAGAAGACTGGTACTCACCTGCTGGTTTGAATCGTGGTGGCATTCTTAACGCTGTTAAACTTGCTTACAACCCTAACAAGGCAGACAGAGACGAGTTGTATCAGAATCGCATCAACCCAATCACATCACTCAAAGGACAAGGTATTACTTTGTTCGGTGACAAGACTGCACTCTCAGCACCTTCTGCATTCGATCGTATCAACGTTCGCCGTCTCTTCCTCAATCTTGAGAAGAGAGCTCGCAGACTTGCTGAAGGAGTATTGTTCGAGCAGAACGATGCCACCACAAGAGCAGGTTTCGCTAGTGCATTAAACTCCTACCTAGCAGAAGTTCAGGCACGTAGAGGTGTTACCGATTTCCTAGTTGTTTGTGATGAGTCAAACAATACTGCTGACGTTATCGATCGTAACGAATTTGTTGCTGAAATTTATGTAAAACCAACTCGTTCTATCAACTTCATCACAGTCACATTTACTGCAACGAAGACTGGAGTTTCCTTCAGTGAAGTTGTAGGTCGCTGATATAAAGTTCCATATACATAACAATCAATAGAGGTTAAAAGAAACAAATGGCAACTAAGTTAAGCAATTTTATCACTGACATTGGACAAGGCGTTAAGCCTAATATGTTCATTGTTGATATCGCATTCCCTGGAGAAGTCTCTGGGGCAGATGGCGATGCTGACATGATTAACTTGCTCTGCAAATCAGCAGCACTTCCTGCATCCAACTTGGGTGTAATCGAAGTTCCTTTCCGTGGCAGAACAGTTAAGATCGCAGGTGACCGCACCTTCGACACATGGACCGCAACCTTTGTCAATGACAAAGAAATGAAGATTCGTTCATACTTCGAGCAATGGTTGGCAACAATCAACTCACACGAATCTAACAACGCTCCACTCTTCACACCTGGTATGACCGATGGTGGTTATTCCAGAATGCTTAAAGTTAAGCAACTTGAAAAGAATGCATCCGAGTCTGGCGAAATCCTTCGTCAGTATGATCTCCACTATGCATTCCCAACCAATGTTTCCCAGATTGATCTTGCTTATGACAGCAATGATCAGATCGAAGAGTTCACAGTTGAGTTCCAGTATTCTTACTGGAAAGCAGTTGCTGGCGAAACTCAGAACGGAGCATCTGGTAACAAGGATGGAGTTGGCGATCAGCGCCTAGTTCAAGGTTGATAAATAGATATAGCAATAGATCTGTTTTCATCTGATGAGTCAACTATTTGGTTTTATTATTAATAAGAAGGAGGGTCAGCAAGGTCAGTCCCCTGTCCCTCCTAACAATGAAGCAAACGTCAGCACTGTTGCTGGTGGATATTTTGGTACGTATGTTGATCAGTCTGGTGGTCAAAATTCAAGAAACGAATTTGAACTCATTCGCAGATATCGCGACATGTCCCTTCACCCAGAAGTGGATACTGCCGTCGATGAAATTGTGAATGAGTTTGTCGTTAATGATAGTGATGATAAACCCGTAGAGGTTGATCTACAAAATTTACAAGTTGGTGCTGGAGTAAAGAAAAAAATTCGTGACGAGTTTAATCATATTTTGCGTATGATGGACTTCAACACAAACGCACACGAAATTATTCGTAATTGGTATGTTGATGGTAAGTGTCATTACCACAAAGTTATTGACCTAGACAAACCTAGAAAGGGGATCTTGGAGTTACGCTACATGGACTCCTTGAAAGTAAGAAAGGTCAGACAGAAATTAAAAGGAACCGATCAGAACAGAACAGAACAAGAGAAAGGTTCTGCTTTGCAGTATGACTACGGCGACTACATTGAATTTTATTTGTACAACCCCAAAGGGTTTGCTGGTTCAGCTCCTTCTGTTACTGGAGCAATGGATTGGACCAACCAAGAAGGTATTAAAATTGCTGCTGATGCTATCGCGCAATCTACCTCTGGGTTAATGGATCTCAATAAAAAAATGTCATTGAGTTTCCTACACAAAGCGATCAAGTCTCTCAATCAACTACGAATGATTGAAGACTCTCTTGTTATCTACAGACTATCACGCGCACCAGAACGTAGAATCTTTTACATTGACGTTGGCAATCTTCCCAAGGTAAAAGCAGAGCAGTATCTACGTGATGTCATGGCACGTTATCGTAACAAACTTGTGTACGATGGACAGACTGGTGAGATCCGTGATGATAAAAAGCATATGAGTATGCTAGAAGATTTTTGGTTGCCTCGTAGAGAGGGTGGACGTGGAACTGAGATCACTACTCTTCCTGGCGGACAAAACCTTGGCGAACTCAAAGATGTTGAGTATTTTAAAAAGAAACTCTACAACTCTCTCAATCTCCCTCCTTCTCGTCTTACTGACGACAATAAAGCTTTTAATCTTGGTAAGTCTACTGAGATTTTGCGTGATGAACTAAAATTTACTAAGTTTATTGGTCGTCTTCGCAAGCGTTTTGCTCAGTTGTTTCATGATATTCTTAAGACTCAACTAATCCTTAAGGGTATTATTACCCCTGAGGATTGGGATGATATGGAAGAGCATATTCAATATGACTTCCTGTTTGATAACCATTTCAATGAACTGAAAGAACAAGAGATGATGATGCAACGCATCACTCTTGCCACTCAGATGGATCCTTTTGTTGGAAAATATTTCTCCACAGAATACATCCGTCGTAAAATTCTTATGCAAACTGAGAATGAATATAAGGAAATTGATAAGCAAATGAAGTTTGATATTGACACAGGACTCGCTATCGATCCTGTTCAAGTCAACATGCTTTCAGACTTGGAGCAACAGAACAAAGCGTTTGAACCAGAGTTGCAATCTGCGGAAGCTGATGCTGCAACAGAAAGAGAAATGAAGAAGTTAGCAGCTGCTCCAAAACCTTCCGCATCTAAAAGTGATAAATAATTAGACTTCAACACATTAATATGAGTGATCAACCACTAGAGTCTGAAGTATTGGACATCGTAAATTTAATTGGAGATAAGAAAAGAGCAAATGCTCTAGACAAAATCTCCGATATTTTGTACGCGAAAGCGTCACAAAACATGGACGACTATAAAAAAGTTGTCGCAAACACTTTCTTTGACGAACCATCACCAGAAGAAGAATGAGACTAATAACAGAAAACATCGAAGATATCCAGATTCTCACTGAGGAGCAGGATGGTAAGCAACACCTATATATCGAAGGTGTTTTCTTGCAGTCTGAAATCAAGAATCGCAACGGACGCATTTATCCTTTCTCTGTACTAGAGAAAGAAGTAGGTCGTTACAATGAAGAGTACGTAACAAAGGGACGTGCGCTTGGCGAACTTGGTCACCCTGATGGTCCTACTGTAAACCTTGATCGTGTTTCTCATAGAATCACATCATTGAAAGCAGAGGGTAAAAACTTCATGGGCAAGGCAAGAATCCTTGAGACACCCATGGGTAACATCGCCAAATCCTTGCTTGGTGAAGGAGTCAAGTTGGGTGTGTCATCTAGAGGCATGGGAAGTATTGACCGACAGGAAAGTGCTTCTTATGTTATGGATGATTTTATGCTTGCTACAGCGGCAGATATCGTTGCTGATCCTTCCGCGCCTGATGCATTTGTCAATGGCATCATGGAAGGTAAGGAGTGGGTATGGGATAATGGACTTCTTAAAGAGAAACATATTGCTGAAATGAAAGCAGAAATTGATAACTCTTCTCGTTTCGAGTTGGAAGAAAAAACCCTCCAAGCATTTAAGCGTTTAATTTCCGCGCTCTAATTTCAGAAATTCCTAAATAAACTATAGATTAAATCAACAACGAACACGGGGAAACTCAAATGTCAGATATGCTTAAAGAAAAATTTGAGGAGTTTGCCAGTGAGCACGCCGCTGTCCTCGCTGAGGCGGGTCAAGACCCAATGCCTACAGTGACTGCCGCTGTGCTCCCTGGTGATTCTGCTGCTACTGGACAATCCCAAACTGCTGTAAATGCTAAAGCAGCATCAGGCGAAAGTGCAACTGGACATGCTGCACCAATCCAACCTGGCGTTGCCATTGGACAAGCAGCACCACAAGAAGTTAATAGTGTAACCACAACTCCTCATGAGCATGATGAGGATGGCGATGAGAATCCTGGTGCTAAGGCAGCAGCTCCTATCGGTGGTGGTATTTCTGGCGAACCCAATCGTGGCGCTAGCAACACCGATCTTCCTAATGGAACTGCTCCTTCATTCGGTGCAGAAATTGCTTACGGAACCAAGATGGGTGGCAGTGTAACCTATCCAATCAAACCTAAGTTTGAATCTGTAGACATGAGTGCAGACGTTGCTGCTCTAACTGAGGGCACCGAACTCACCGAAGATTTTGCTGCTAAAGCAAAAACAATCTTTGAAGCTGCTGTAACTTCTCGTCTTAACGAAGAGTGGGCGAAACTAGAAGAAGGTTTTGCAGCACAAGTTAACGAAGCAATTGAAGTTTCTAAAAAGGAACTCGCTGAAGAAGTTAACGGCACTATGAACTATGCGGTCACCAAGTGGCTTGAAGAAAATCAAGTCTCTGTTGATCGTGGCATCAGAAATGAGATTACTGAAGACTTCATCGTTGGTCTGAAGAATCTCTTTGAAGAGCATTATATCGCAGTACCTGACGAGAAAGTAGATGTTCTCGAAGGTCTGTCTGAAGATCTTTGTAAAATGGAAGCGCGTCTTGACGAACAGGTTAAGCGCAATATTGAACTTCAAAATCGTCTTAATGAGTCTGCTAAGACCGTAATTGTTAGCGCAATTGCTGAAGGTCTTGCCGACACTCAGAAAGAAAAATTGGCATCTCTTGCTGATGGTGTAGAGTTTACAACCGAGGAGGAATTCTCCAAGAAACTCACCACTATCAAGGAGTCCTATTTCACTAAGGATTCTGTCATTAAGGCAGAAGTTGCTGATGAAACCCCAGTAGAAGGTAGCGCAGATGATGTTTCGCCTGCAATGGCGCAATACATTAACGCTATGAACCGCTGGAATCAGTGATTCACTAAATAATTCTATCCACAATTCTCAATAAAAATTTCGGAGACACAATGTTTAACGCAGAACATCTCCAGGAGAAGTGGTCACCTGTTCTCAACAACGAAGCAGCAAGTCCTATTGCTGATCGTTACAAGAAAGCAGTGACCTCGGTCCTTCTGGAAAATCAAGAACGCTTCCTACGCGAAGAGCGTGGAATGCTTAACGAAGTAGCAGTCAACAGCCTTGGTGCTAGTACTGTTTCTCCTGCTGGATCCGCTCTCGGATCTGCTAACACGGGTGGTCTTGCAGGTTTCGATCCTGTACTGATCAGTCTTGTTCGCCGCGCAATGCCTAACTTGATGGCATATGACGTTTGTGGCGTTCAACCCATGAGCGGTCCTACTGGACTTATCTTCGCAATGCGTTCACGCTACGAGAACCAAGGCGGCGAAGAAGCATTGTTCAACGAGCCTGATGCAGGATTCACTGCAGGTCTCGATGCAACTACTGGTGCTTACACCCCTAGAACTGGCGCTGGCGTTGGTGGCGATGCAGAAGGTAACAACCCTGCACTGCTTAACGATTCCTCACCTGGCACCTACGAGGTTCCCCAAGGATTCTCTCGCGAGAACCTAGAGCAAGCTGGCGATGCTGGCAAACTCTTCCGCGAGATGTCATTCAGCATTGAGAAGACTTCTGTGACTGCAAAGTCCAGAGCACTCAAAGCAGAATACACCTTGGAACTGGCACAAGACCTTAAGGCAATTCATGGTCTTGATGCTGAGCAGGAACTTGCTAACATCTTGTCTAGCGAAGTCCTTGCAGAAATCAACCGCGAAGTCGTCCGTCGCGTATACAGCGTTGCTAAGCCTGGTGCTGCAAACAACGTTGCTAACGCTGGTATCTTTGACCTCGACGTTGACAGCAATGGTCGTTGGTCCGTTGAGAAGTTCAAAGGACTTCTGTTCCAAATCGAGCGCGATTGCAATGCGATTGCACAAGACACTCGTCGTGGCAAAGGCAACTTCCTCATCTGTTCTGCAGACGTTGCAAGTGCTTTGGCAATGGCAGGCGTTCTTGACTACAGCAGCGGTCTAACTGGCGCTGGCGGTCCTGCAATCGGTACCGTAGATGACACTGGCAACCTTAGCGTTGGTACGATCAATGGTCGCATCAAGGTTTACGTTGATCCTTATGCTGCTAACCTTAGCGATAAGCACTACTACGTAGTTGGTTATAAGGGCACTTCCCCTTATGACGCAGGACTATTCTACTGCCCCTACGTTCCCCTCCAAATGGTTCGTTCCATCGACCCTAACAACTTCCAACCAAAAATTGGTTTCAAGACTCGTTACGGCATGGTTTCCAACCCATTCGTCACCACCAACGGCGCTTACAACGGCACCCCTGATGGCGAAACGCTTTCTGCGAACGCTAACATGTACTACAGACGTGTACAAGTTACCAACCTTATGTGATCCATCACTTCAGGTTTCTTCAGACCTCCCGAAAGGGGGGTCTTTTTTTATCTTTACAATTATTGTGTAGTAATATATACAGAAAATAATAATTGTTATCTGTTGATACACTTTAACTAAATGTTTTAGTTTCCTGACATAATTAGTTAAAGAATTATGCGAGGTGCCTTATGCACAATCTTTTGTCAAGAGCTCAGTTAGATGAGTGGCGACATTTTGAAGATACTATTAACCAAGCAACCTCGGAGCAAGAAAAACTTAATGATTATTATGAATGTTTGATAGAATGCGATTCATTAAAGCAATCAGAATGTAAAAAAATCTGT